ATACCCAAAATCGAATATTTTATTGATTGGTAATACGTTCACTGGAAATGGTGCTCAAGAGCTTGTTAGTACATCAACTGGCAGAGAGGCTGATATTAAAATATTAGGATCAATTAAGGAAAATGATGATTATCAGCCAACATTTGGAGCGGGTGTAACTGTTTTAGAGTCAGATTTATAATGTCCCTCACTCTCTCCCGCGTCTACGCCTCGGCACCAACTGACGACGCCGCGCTCGCTTTAATGCAATTCGATTGCAGTGCGTGGGCGGCTCCGATCCGTTTGGCTGTGTCGGCACGTGATGAAACCGTTACCTTGCCCGGTGGCGAGGTCGCGACGTTCCGGTGGTCTGGATTGTCGATCAATTTACCGAATCAAAAAGCCAGCGGCTCGCAGGATTTATCATTCAGTATTGGCGGTGCAACGGCTGACGTTTTAATAGCGGTTGATGACGCCCTCGATGCTGACGCCCCCGTTACTGCAACACTGTATTTGTATACGCAAAAATACCGCGATGCTCCACAAAAAATACCGCTGACGCTTGAGGTTGTGTCAATCATATCGGATGACGACGCAGTGCAGGGCGGTGCGCGTATGCGCGATGTTGTTAATGCGCGTTTCCCTAATTTGCGTTACACCCCAGATAACACTCCCGGCCTTAAGTACTATGGTTAAAAAGTACTGCGGCTAATCAATTTACTCGAGTAAATTTATGATCGCTCAAAAATACAAAGCCGTTCCGTATTTGGATGGCGGTCGTACTGTGCGCGGCGCAGATTGTTGGGGGTTGGTTCGTTTAGTGTTAATGCAAGAATACGGCGTTCAGGAATTACCCGAGTGGGGCCATATTCGCGAAGCGCAGCACAGTGATATTGACGACGCCTACCAAGCCACAAAAAGCAAATTCTTCTGCGTCACTGGCTTAAATGCAGAAGTTAATTCCGGCGATGTGGTGTGTGTATTTAATGCCGCCGGGCAGTGCGCGCACGTGGGTGTTGTTGTGCCTGGGGATACTGGGCCAACGGTATTACATACGCGGCCTGAATCTGGTTTTCCTTTGTCGTTACCGCTCGCACGTTTTGCGCAATCATATGATCACAGAATAGAGTATTGGCGCTATGCCGTTAATTAAAGTTTATAGCAATAAATTCAGCGACGAAGCCGAAGAAAATACCGCTGACACCGGGCACTCGTTCCGCGATTGGTTAATTAAAAACGTAAAGGGTTACGCGCCAGATTTAGACGCCGCCGGTTTGTTTTCGGTGTCGCTTAATGGGCGTATTTTGCCACCGCACGAATGGCATGCTCCACTCGCTGCGGATGACGTGTTAGATGTCGTGATTGAGCCGAAAGGCACTGTCGCTATCGTCACCACGGTGATTGCTGTGATTACCGCCGTCGCGTCTATCCGTGCGATGAACAACCTCAATATACCCGACACGTACAACAGCACAACACCAGATAGCTCGTCGATTTATTCAGTTAATGCGCAAGGCAACCAACCAAAATTAATGGCACCCGTCCCGGTGTTATTGGGTACGCATAAACTCTACCCTGATATTATTTGCCCATCGTCGCGGCTGTATATTAATCATGAAGAGTGGCGTTTTTTTATGCTCTCAGTGTGCGCGCGCGGGGCCAGCATTAATACAGCCGATATCCGCATGGGCGATACCTCGGTAGTTGATTTGGGGTATGACGTGAGCGTGGATGTGTTTCAGCCCGGCGCTAATGTGAGCGGGCATCAGGCCCATCGCCATATGTACAGTGTTGCTGAGGTGGATGGCACGGGCATTGAGTTGCGCGGTGATTTGCCTGATTTTGAATACATTAGCCCTTATGAAGTGGATGAGTGGACGTACCAATGGGAAGTTCAAAGCAACACTAAAAAACTGATATTAAATAAATATTCAGCGAACGGGTCGGGCGGTGAAGTTACGTCAATCACGTATGCTGGCAGTGAAGATTGGCGTGACTTTCTTCCGTCGCAGTATGATGATGTGGGTTTTGTGGGCGTAGTGTTGCGGCTACAAATTGGCCAGAATTTTGAGTTTTTCCGAATTGTAGAAGACGGCGAAATCATCACACTACAGCGAGTGATTGAAAATACGTGGGTGATTGACGAAAGCTGGAGTGGCTTCGGAACAGCCGGTGATCTGCACTTTGGGTATTTTAAAATCATTAATACGGGTGTGTTCGGTGAGCGGGCAGGCTGGTTTAACTGCTGCCCCCCAGGCGAAAGCACGACAAAGTTGGAATTTGATTTTCACTTCCCTGAGGGTTTAGCCGCCATTGACGACGACGGCATCCCCCGTAGCCGATCTGTGATTGTAGAGATTCAATATAGAAATGGGTCGGGCGGAAGCGTCACAACATATAATCACACGTTCACAGAAGGCACACTCGATGCGCGCGCATGGACGATAGAGCGCAACGTACCCAACGGTGCATGGCAAGCACGTTGCAGCGTTACGTCTATCACGCAGAATAAAACACTCACAAAAGAGCGTTGTCAGTGGAACGGGTTGCGCAGCGAACTCGACACCGCCACGACGTACCCATTCACCACGATCGCTATTGCGATAAAAGGCACTCAGCGCTTGAGTAGTGCTGCGAGTAATAAAATCAACGTGATAGCGACGGGAATGCACCCAACGTTAAATGCTGATTTAACGTGGAGCGCGCCGGTCGCGACTCGCTCGGTATCGGCAGCGGTGGGGATGATTGCGCACGCCGCTGGTAACACTGACGAGCAAATCAATTTGGCCGAACTGTACCGCATTGGCCAAATACTCGACGCTCGCGGTGACTACTTTGATGGCGTATTCGACAAAGAAACAACCGCGTGGGAAGCCCTTAAGCGCGTATTACTGATCGGCTGGGCACAGCCCGTTATTGACTACGGGCAAATATTACCCGTGCGCGATGCACTAAAAACCGACCTCGGCTGGCAATTCAGCGAGCAAAATATCACCGGGAAAATACGCGAAACCATCGCAATGCCAGGCACAGTGAATGAAAAGCACGACGGCGTAGAAGTAGAGTATATGGACGCTTCAACGTACAAAAGCACAACAGTGCTCGTGACTTTAAACGGCCAAGCAGGACTAAACCCTGAAAAGCTGCGCGTGCTTGGTTCGGTGTCGTCCACACCAACCCGGGCAATCCGCTACGGCCTGCGCCACCTACGCACGAAAAAATACAGAAACCGCCGCTACGACTTCGCAACCGAGCAAGATGCACTAGAGTGCAAACTCTACGATCCGGCGCAGCTCGGCTGGGCCATGCCGCACAGATCACAAACCGGCGAAGTTAAAGGCGTTAACGGCACAACACTACTATTGAGCGAGCCAGTGGAGTTTGTGGCGGGTGAAACTCATACGATCATCGTCAGCAGCCCGGAAGGATTCGCCACGGGGCCATACACGGCAACACCGGGGGAAGGGCCGTACGAAATCGAAATAGACCGAGAATTGGAATTCACCCCAGAATTCAACGGGCGAGAAGAACGCCCTCGTTATCAGTTTGGCACACTGGCACGGCGCTCAATCGGTTTGTTGATCGATAACGTCACACCCAAAGGCATGACCGATGCCAGCGTAACCGGCGTGATTAATGACGTGCGCGTGTATGCCGATGACGAGTATGGAGTGGTGTGATTTTTAACATCAAAAGACTTTGAGTAAGTTTCTCAACGCGCTGCGTTGGTTTTCTGATATTTTTGCAACCAGCCGCAAAAACTCACGAATCAGACTCTGACGACGAGGGCACTTAATCGCCATTAACTGCTCGTCTATCCAGCGCTGATTTTTGCTGGGCAGGTTGGATATGTGTTTAATCACACCGCCTGAATCACCATAAAACAACCAATACCCAGTCACGCCAGTTAGGCCACAAAAGATGGCGTAAAAGTAATAGGGTGGATGTGCAATCAGCTTGGGGTTCTCCAGCGCAGTGCCGATCCTTTCCCATTCGCGGTATGTACGCACACTGATGCGCGGCTTAGCGATTAAATCAAGCTGCTGATTGAAATCATCAATAAATGTCGCGGCAGATTGATAGCCCGCATCAATTCTGACGGTTTTCATTCGTGCGCCGATACTGTCAATTTGCGTCGGTTTTACGCTGTCATTCTGCGACAAAAGTGCAATCCTACGGTAAATGTACCCACGATTTACGTTAGACGGTAATCGACAGAAATCAAATCTTGCGTGTTTGGATGTTAGTCGATAGCTTTATCAATAGCGGGCTGTGATGCCTGTGATAACTAAAAAAAGGAGTACGGCATGGAGCCTGAAATTACAAAAACAGGAGCGGTAATCATCGCCGTAAGCGACGAATTCATTTATCTACAAACAGCAGATAATGACATCATCACTGTAAGACGATAGCGAGCGTTAAACGCTCGCCACACCCTCAACAATCCCTCCATTACTTACCGCTTCAGCGTACTTATCTAAACGCCACGCGACATCAGTGCTGGTGGTCCACTCGGCTGGTGGATTGATAATCTCAGCGCTTACAAACGCGGGTGAGATATTCGTAATCACTGCAGTCACATCAATTTCATTGATCGTGGTACTGACCTGCTGTCCTATTTCCATAATCTCTCCTAATTTTCGTAATATACAGTTGCAAACCTGCCAAAAAATCAGCGTCTTGGCGGGTTTTGTATTACGAAAATAACAACTAACCGATTGTTTTTAATGACAAAGAAACAGGATTGTGATTCCTGTTGTCGCGGGTTCGATCCCCGTCGGCCACCCCATTACTACTTGTCTTTCCTTGTAAGTATCTACTAACAAATAGCGCTTTCGGAATATTAATTCCGAATATACAGTATGTTAATTCATACAGTAAACTTCTTAAACTCTCGAAAATCTATGAGTTAGTGGTATGTTCCAAAATGGAAACAACCACTGATAACACTGCGTTGCGTATGATCTCGTTCCTCGACAAACGAACTTTTTGTTATAACTCTTTCTGAAGCTCGTTGATTATAGCTCTCACACATTTTTTGCATGGCTGCACACTACCACCGACCGAGAGTGCGACGTGCTGCGCATCCTGAAACATCCATCCGAATTCGTCAGAACCACACCACGTCACTGGGCGTTGAAGTTTTTTACCATCGTCATATTCAAACTTAATAACGTGACTAGCCATGCAACCTCCTGATTTAAAAAGTTATAACAATGCAATACAGTCCGACGCTTCGCGCCTCTGATTGCCGGGTTATCACCGCGTCGCTTTTCCGATCTTAATACTTAGATCGTACAGTTCAGCCATCCTTTTTGTTCTATGGCCAAGGTCTTTTCCATCCGTGCCAGCTTTCTTTTTCATGTCGTGAGTACGGATATCTGCAATACCGGTTGCTGCTCTCATGTTGTCGATTGCGTTCTGAAGTGAGCTTTTTGTAATGCGGTCGCCACGCGTGTTGCGTATCAGGGGGCGATTAGTCAGTGGTTCCGGCTTACCTGCTGGGTGCATGGCTATAGCCACCGCTATGGCTTGCTTTAGATGGCCCGTAATGGGTATTAGCTCCCCACGCGAACCTTTCTTCCGTTTGATTGTGAGGTGTTTTTCGCCGTTTTGGGTGACGATGTCTTCAATGTTTAAATCCCACACTTCAGCCCTGCGCATGCCGCATAAGTAGGCGATCTCAAGGTAAGGCATGAGCCACGGCGTGGTGCTGTTCAGCGCCGCTTCCAGTACGCGCATATATTGCTCGTCAGTGATGTATATCTGTCGACTCTGCTCTTTGAATTTTGTAATGCCGTCGGCTGGATTGTTCTCCATACCGGCCAAATACTGGCGAAGCCATTTGAAGAATGTTTGCATGCATGCCAGGTGCTTATTCGCTGTGCTTGGCTTTCCTTGAGTGCTTAGTTCTTTTCCGCTTGATAGTGTCACGCTCCGAGGATTTGACCAATAATCCATGTATTTGCGTATGTGCGTCGGCTTCA